TGATGTATATATGAAGCATTATCACCAAACTCTAAACGATTAGTGCTGGTGATCATTACAGCATCAGAAGCTAAAGTTAAGGGAAAGGTAGTAGTACCATCACCATCTTTAACTGCAACGTGTGTAGTGCCATTTCCACCACCATTATTATCAACAATTAATAACTGATCATAGGATGCTGCAATAGTTGTATCTGTTAAACCTGCCATGTTATTTTTTCTCTAAATGCCCTATTCTTGCCTCACAGGAATTTATTCTTCCTGCCATTGAATTGTAATCTTGCTTATGATCTACATAATCTTTTGTGTCTTGTAATTCTGTTTTTAATTCTTCTACTATTGCTAATAGTTCTTGTATTGCAGATATATACATCGCATCTTTGTCATTTAGTTTTGATGTATATACTTTTCCAGTATCTTGTATATACTCATAACCAGTTTCATTGTCTTGCATTTCATCTTCTCTGACGTAGTAATTATCAGTCTCTAAAATTTCCTGAGCAACAAAACCCCTTCTTGTTCCAGTTTTACCTGCGTTATGTGCTTTTGTTTTTTCTTTCCATTTAAAAGTTCTTGGCTTTAAGTTTTTAATTATATCTAAACCACCAGTATAATCTTCAATTTCTTTTTTCATTCTTTCATCAGAAAGAGAACCTATAGTTGTATCAGTAGCTGTTAGATTTCCATCTTTGTCAATTCTAAATTCTTCTTCAACACCGCCAGAACCTCTTGTACCAAAATGTAAAGATGACGCATCCTCACCTTCATTTCTACTGCAAATATAACTTATACCAGTAGACTCGCTTCTATGAGTAAACACAACAGCAGTTGCAGTATTTTGACCTGTAATTGAATCATCACCATAAGAGTTTGAGCAAATTATACCTGTCATTGTACCTACATTTGTAAAATCAATAGTAGTGTTGCTTGAAATTCCAACTGAAAGCTGTTTTAAAGTAGAACCTGCTGAACCTGTATCATTGTTATTTATATTAAGAAAAGCATTACTACTAGATTCACTTAAAGCCATATGGTTAGTGCCATTAACATAAAATCTTAAATCACCACCATGACCACTTGAAGAAATACCTGTATCAGCACCTGCTAAGCCTGTTCCTGTAAAATATATTCCACCTGTTGATTTTACAACACTATCAGATTCAAGCGTTATATGTTCAGTTAAAGTTCCTGCTTTCATTGTTCTAAAGGTGATAGAACCATCCTCAGTTGAATCACTATTATCTACAATGTTTACTCTCATATCAGCATAGGTTGTTGCTTCTGGACTTGAGGCAGTATTAAGAGCTACAAAAGCTGTGGTGTGTATTAACTGACCATCTGTACTTCTATTACTATAGAATTGTGCATAAGTATCATCTCCAGTTGGGGCATCTACTTTAAACTGACCAGTAATTTTTGTTTGTGCGCTTGTAACCTCTATTCTTTCAGCTCCACCAGTTGCAAATCTTAATGTATCAGCGGCTCCCCTATACATTCCTGTATCTACATCTGAATTAAACGCATAGGTTGGTGTACTTGCAGATCCTGCTGAATCATTAATTGCAAATTTTCCTGTTCCATAATGGTATATATCTCCTGTACCACCTGAAGAACCAAATTGAACATTGCCATTTGCTTTAATTCTAAGTCTTTCAATTAAACTGCCAGAAGGTGCTGTTCTGAATACAAATTCCCCATCATCTTTGTTTGTTGTATCTGAACCACTAACAATTAGCATATCACCTACTGAAGTTCCATTCCATTTACCAACTATTCCCATTATTGTAGAATCAGCACTACTTCTATTAGCATCACCATCAATTTGAGAACCAGAATTTCCTGTATTTTTCATTAACATTGTTGTTGATGTAGCTGACTCTAAATGTAGTTGATTTGATGGACTTGCAGTTCCTATACCAGCACGTGTTGTGCTAAGAGATAGTGCAGTATCGGTACCTAAACCATCTTCTACATATTTAGCAGAAGCGTCAGCACCAACACCTTCTGATGTGATTTTTAGTAATTGCTTATAAGTGGAAGCAATAGTTGTGTCTGTTAAAGCTGCCATTTACCCCGTATGATCTTCCCAGGTTACGTTACTTTCGTTCCAGTCAAGTTGTGATTTATTCCAGATAACATCATATATTGAGTTAAAAAAATTAACTACCTGTCGTCTGACAGAAATTGAAGGCATATTAACCTTTCAAGGCTATCATGTTAGTTGCAGTAGTACCTGTTTGCTTTACATGAGTAATTTGAACAGGCAATAATTGTCCACTTGCAACATTTACGAATGTAAAATCAGAGGCACTTGTAGCTAAAGTAACCACCACGTTCCCCCCAACTCCTACATATAATGATTGATAAGTTGCTCCTAATGTTTGATCGCCAGCACCACCACCACCACCAGCAAGGGCAGTAATGGGAAGCCCAGTACCATATAAGTTTTTCTCTACAGCTGCTTGTGTAGCTATAGTTGCAGTTTCTACTGCTTGCGTATCTGTTTTAATAGTATCAAGAACTGTATCTATCGCATCTAATACTGCATTGTCTGTAGCTGATAGGTTGGCTGTAACTGTTCCATCAACTGTAATTGTGTTTCCACCATCATGAATATGAATAGATCCATCGGTTTCCATAGCGATAGCTCCAGCGTCATCAGCATTTACAGATTGAGTGCCTGCAAATCCCATCATCATTACACCGCTATGAGTTCCTAAAGTAAAACCTGCATCATCTACATGAACTACATTATCTATTAATTGTAATGCTGTAATCATTGTAGCCTGGTTAGCTGCAGTAGCTCCACCAGAAGGTAATCCTGATGATAGTATATCTACTTGTAAATGACCATCAGTATCCACAAGAGGTACATAGCTTGTCCCTCCAGTTCCAGTTTTAACTGTATGACTAAACATCAAAGCACTATCTTCAGCTTTATCTAGATGAACCTCGATAGCTATATCTGAGCCCTCTGTCTTTAGAGTTACATTATCGATGTCTACCTTTAATGCATCTCCTCCTGAATTCAAGACCTTGTTTAATATCTCTCGTTCTAAATATTTTAAATTATCTGCCATAATTTTATCCTGTTACTACATAGCAATACTTAGTTCCACTTGCGCCTTGGCCCTCAACGTGAACATAAGTTGCTCCATTTGGTATTAAAAATTTGTGTGTTTTACCACTTTCTATTCTAAGTGAATCGTTTCCGTTTGCATCCCCTGATGTATTGTCAAAGCCAATTGAACATAGTTCATCACAATATACATATAATACTGTGTGGCCTGTGGGGACTGCTAGATTAACTTCATCATTTGTACCACTACTGCAAGTAGTACCTCTTGATGCTTCTGTCCATGCTGATGCATACTCTGAGTTCAATGCTTGTACACCAGCATATTTGTGTAGATTTTTTGCAACTGCCATTACGATGCCTCCGTATATTTAGTTGATTCGACCATGCTGGTGGTCGATATTGAATTTTCAGTAAATGATGCAGCTGTTAGATCAGCAAGTTCTGTATCTGCTTTTGAATACTCAGATGCTTCAGTCATTGTGGCTGAGGCAATATCACTTTCAGTATAAGAGGAACTGCTTAATGTAACTTCTGTCATGCTTCGTCTTTGTCTCTAGTTGCGTAAGTAGTAGGTTCAAATCCCTGTCCTCGGATAACTGTCTTTCCCACTCTTCCTATATTACCATATTTCTTACCTTCTACTACGCCTTTTTCATATTGGTTTTCCCAATATTGTGCTGCTGCTAAAGTCTCAACATTTAATTCATATCCACGTTGGATTGCTTTAGCTACAACAGCATGTCTAAATTCTTCTGGTATGTCTGGTTCTTCAGCATACCCTACTTTGCCAGATTCTGAATCAGCGGATACTAACTGATTAGGTCTTTTAACTGCAAATATAGTTATTGTCTTTACTTCACTTGGAGATGCATATGTAGTATCTGAATTTTCTATACTACGTTTAACAATGGCAATACCGTCACGTTCTACCCACCAAGCAAATTTTCTATTCTCAGTAGCCATTATTCTAATCCTACATGTTTAGTTAAGTATTGCTCTGGAGTCATACCACCTCTTAAGTGTAGGCCACCTTTAGCTGCTCTCCCTTTTTTATCAACACCCCATTGTCCAGTTAAAAACTGCTGATATTCATATATAGTTTCAGCTAAGTCTTCTCCATAATCTTCTGGCGTAAGCTCTAAGATTACTTTCGCTAAGCTTGGGCTAATGTTTCGACCTGCCTGAAGGTGTCCATGTGCCATGTTCATAATTTCTTTAGCATGGTCTCTCTTTACTTCACCATTACCTCTTACGCCCAGGAGTTGTTTTATTCTTGAAGGATTTGGGTAAGATGTAAATGTTTCATCTTTTCCTTTATTTCCTAAATACATTGCACCTAACCCTGCACCTATTCCTGCTAATGCTAGTTTCATGTTATGTCCCTAACTTCTGGTCTTGTTCCTAATCTTGGAATATCATATCCATCATAATCTACAGATATGATTTCTATTATATCATCAGACAACCCATAATATCTTTGGTCTGCTACAGTACTAAAAGTAAATGCACCTGTTAACATCCTGGTTCTTCTGCCATACTCAGAAAGAGCTTGGTTCAGCCAAAGCCTTATTTGAGCTTCTGCTATATTTGGATGATGCTGCCTAACCATTTCTATCATTTGTTTCTGTGTCATTTCTGTTGACCTATTCTTTGTAATTCTTTTTCATACTCTTGCTTTAACAAAGCAGCATGACTTAAAGAACTTGCGTGCAATTCAATATCTTCATTGTTCTGGTCTTCCGCTGCTAGTTTAATCATAAATTTGGCTGCTGCTCCTAGAGTAACCGCATATTCTGCAGCATCTGGAAAGCTCGATATTCCAGTATCGCCATGAGCTACAGAAGATGGATAGTCATACTTTAGTATTTCCCCGTTTTGGCTT